CTGGCCGAATACGGCAACATCATCAAGCCGAAGCTGGACGATTCTACAGAGTAAAACCCACTTTTTCCTTGCCTACGCAAGCTGCTTGCGTAGTTTGGTGGCGTATGAGCAAATTCAACATCCTAGAGATTGCCGCTAATTTTAATGCGGCAACCGACTACGACATCGAAACGGCACTTAGTTTGACCTCAATCATCCTTCGCCACGCGCACACGGTTCAGCTTGCCCGGATAAAATCCGCCGATCCTCAACTAGAGCTTCCCATTGAGATCGGCAACGATGCGCCGTAGTATCGCGGACGTGAAATGCCCGAACTGTAACAAGCCTTTGCCGCCGAGTTTTGTGGATACGCGGGCCGTGGGCGGCAAGGGCGGCAAGGCTTCGGGACCGCGCAAGGCGAGAACAAAGGCGCAGGCCACAGCCGCAGTCGAAGCCCGGTGGGCCAAGTATCGCGCCAAGCAAAAGGCCAAGCGCGCCGATTGACACCGCCGCGCGTGAGCAATGTCTCCGCGCTCCTTTGTTTTTTCAGTTTGGGTAGCAAACAACAAAGACGCGACAAAGACGGTCGCGGCGCTTGAGGCCATCGCCTCCAACAACTTCACCGTCGCTAAAGAGGGCGGGCGCGTTCTCGTCAGCGCCAGCATGGGGGGCAAGAGCTACTCCTATTCGCTCCCGCCCGACCAGACCGCAGGCACCGTTGCGGATCTGGCCTTCTACTGTTGGAAGGAAATCAAAGAATTGTCCGCCGCCAACTTGGAACTCTGGTTGACACGCAAGACGAACAAGACCGCCATCGCGGCCTTTAACTATCCGCTCTACTAATGAAACTGGCCGACCGCTGGAAACTGGTAACAAAAGCCTTCAGCCCGAAGGCCCAGAGCTACGATGCCGCGCGGCCTTCGATTCAGCGCCGATTCCCCTACAACGCCACAGCGACCGACAGCCACATCGACGTATCCGGCGCCGACCGCGAGCGGCTGATGAAGTTGTCCCGCTGGGTCTACAACAATATGCCCTTTGTCCGTGGGCTGATTTGCGAGAAAGCCCGATACGCCACAGGCACAGGCATCCGCCCGCAGGCCCGATCTGGCGATGAAGCATGGGACAACGCCGCCGAAACTTTCTTTGAACAGTGGAGCCGGGTGGCCGACATCCAAGGCCGATACACTTGGCGCGAGATGCAGCGCATCGCCTCCGTCGCCATCGACCGCGACGGCGATGTTTTCTTCCGCGCTACCGCGCACTCGACCGGGTATCCCGCGTTGCAACTCATCCTTGCCCACCGCATCGGCGACGCCCGCTCGTCTATTTACGAGCCGAGTAACCCGACCGCCCGCGAAGGCGCGCAGAACATCATCGACGGCGTGGTGGTCAATCCGCAGCTACGCCCGATCTTCTACCGCCACCTGGTCGGCGATGGCGTTGACCCCGCGCAGCGTTTTGAGGACATCCCGGCGCAGCAACTTATCCACGTCGGCGAGGCCAGCCAGGGCGACGAGCTCCGCTACGTCACGCCGCTCGCCCCGTCCATCAACCACCTCCGCGATGTGTCGGACGCCATCTCGTTTGAGAAGATGGCGCTCAAAATTTCCTCCTATATCGCCCTCGCCATCAAGTCGAGCAACCCGCAGGGGGCCGACTTCTTCGGCGAATCCACCGCCAGCGTCAACACCCAGGACAACAGCGAAGTCACCGTCGAATCCCTCGGCAACGCCGGCGGCGCCATTCCGCGCCTCGGCATGGGCGAAGACCTGATCTCTTGGACATCGAACCGCCCCACGCAAAACTTCCGCGACTTCTGCGACCTTCTCTTGAGAGAAGTCTGCCTCAACATTGGCGTCCCGTGGGAGTTTGCCGCGCGTCCCGCCGATGCTGGCGGTGCCGCCCTGCGCGCCGTGTTGGTTCGCGCGCAACGCACCTTTGAGCAGCGCCAAGCCCTGCTCATCGACCGCCTGTGCTCCCGCGTCTGGGCGCACGTCATCACGCTCGGTATGCAGCGCGGCCTAATCCCGCAGAACGAAAACTGGTGGCGCGTCGAATGGCAACGCCCCGCAGCCGCCTCCGTCGACTACGGACGCGAAGCCGCCGCCAACTTGAACGACGTCCGGGCCGGCCTCCGCACCTACAGCGAAGACTACAGCGAGCGTGGCCTCGAGTGGAAAGACCAACTCCGCCAGCGCGCCGTCGAGGCCAAGTATCTGGCCGATTTGTCCGCCGAGTTTGGCATCAGCCCAGACTCCATCGCCACGTTCAATCCCAACCCCGCCCCGCCGACAAACAACGGCGCCGCATTGACACCGCCGCAAGCGCAATGACCACGCCCGCCTGGTATGCAATTTCAACGCCCCGCAACAGCGAAGCCGAGGACAGCGGAGTCGAAGTCTCTATTTATGACGAGATCGGCTTCGGAGGCGTTGCGGCAAAGGATTTTGTCGCGGATCTTCGCAAACTCAAAGGACAGCACATTCATCTCCGTATCAACAGCGTCGGAGGAAGCGTCATCGAAGGAGCCGCGATCTACAACGCATTACGTAGGCACAAAGGTGGCTTAACCGTTCACGTTGATGGACTTGCGGCAAGCATGGCCTCGGTCATTGCGATGGCCGGCGACGATGTGCTGATGGCCGATAACGCCATGATGATGGTGCATAACCCGTGGTCGATGGCGATGGGAGATGCCGACGATCTTCGCAAAGAGGCCGATGTGCTTGACAAGCTCAAGGCCACCTTGGTCAACGCTTATGTCCGCAAGTCGGGCCGCGAGCGCGCCGAAATTGAAAACCTCATGGACGAGGAGACATGGATGGACGCGGTGCAGGCCGTGGACTTCGGGTTTGCCGACGACATCGAGGAAGGCATTGAAGCCGCCGCCTCCATAACACCCGAAAGCGCCCGCGCGCGCTTTGACAACTTTTCCAACTCTATGTCCCGCAAATCCGCGAAAACCATCAAAGCCGAAGAGGCCGCCCCCGCCGAAGTTGTCGCGGAGCCGGTTGTCGAAGCGCCCGTCACCGACGCGGCGGTTGACACTTCCTCAGAGGATAACATGAACGCCGAACTTCAAGCGAAGGTTGACGCCCTCCAGGCCGAGCTTTCCGCCAAAGTCGAAGCCGACACCGTCCGCGCGCAAGCCGACGAAGTGACGGCCAAAGAACTCGAAACCCTCAAAGCCGAAGTCGAGCGCCTCACTTCCGAAGTCGCCAGCAAGGACGAAGAGATCAGCAATTTGCTGGCAACGTCCAAAAGTGCTGGCGAGCAGGCTGCGGCAATCGTGGCTTCTGTTGGCCTTGAGCCCGTGGCTGTCATGCAGGCCGAGCCCGAACTGACCCCGGCGCAAATCTTCAACTCACTCAGCGGCTCTGACGCCGTGGAGTATTTCCGCAAAAACAAACGCGAAATCATCGCGTCCGCTTACTAATTTTATGGCAACCATTGCATCAAACCTGAATGACCGCCTCCTCGCGCAAACCGCGCTGGAAGCTCTGACAGCAGATTTGGAGAGCCTCTCCATTCTGACCACATCGTATTCGGCTGAAGTCGTCCGTCGCGGCGCCTCGGTTGAAGTTCCTCTCGTCGCCAACTTGTCGGCCACGACCTTCGACAATTCCTACGAGTCCCTCGGCGGCACACTCAACAACGTGACCGTCAACGTGGACAAACACAAGATTGTCACCGTCAGCCTCTCCGATACCGAGTTCAGCAAGTCCTCGGTTGCCGAGATCACCAAGTTCGCTCGCCAGCAGGGCAAAGCTCTGGCGCAGGCCGTGCTTGAAGACGTTTATAGCGCCTTCGTCACGACCGCTTCCAGCGCCGCGCAGTTTGCCGCGACCCTGACCAACCTTTCGGCCTTCACCATCACCAACGCTCGCTCGCTCCGCAAGGCGCTGTCCGACGCGAAAGTGCCGCAGACCGACCGCAACCTCATCCTCAACACGACGCTCTATGATTCCCTTCTTTCGCAGAGCGGCCTGTTGGATGCCAGTGCCTTTGGTGCTCGTGACACGATTGCCGATGGCCGTGTTCCTCGCATCCTCGGCATGAACGTCTACGAGAGCCTCGTGCTCCCGACCAACAGCATCAGCTTGTCCGGTATCGCCGTTCACCCGAACGCGATGGCCGTGGCGATTCGCGCCTTGGCTCCTCAAGAGCCCAGCGAATACATCGCCGCTGAAACCGTCACTGATCCGCAGACGGGCATCTCGATGTCCTATCGTCGCCACTATTCGACAGCCACGGGACGCTCGTTCGTCTCTATGGAGTGCGTCTACGGCTACGCTCGCGGAATCACGGCGGCTGCTAAGCTCGCTCTCGGAGCGTAGTTCGTCTCCATCTCATACGCAACACGGAGCCCCCGGCCAACGCCGGGGGTTTTCGTTTGTCCGGTTGACAGCGGCGCACCCGCCGAGATGGAGAAACAAAGCCCGCGCGAGC